TTTATGTTAATAGAATCTTTGTATGGTGATGTAGAAAAATTAATTACAAATCAAGAACAAAATATGACTAACAAAGTTAATATAGAATTTCTTAAAACACAACTAGAAAAAGCTTTAGCTGATGTAGAGCAGTTAAAAGATAAGGTTAGACAAAATGGCAACGGGACGCATTAATAGACAAATTATAAATTACATCGAATCGATGGAAAAAAAAACAAAACAAATGAAATTTGTAAAAGATTTAAAAAAAGAAGTTGAAACTGGCAAGCATGGTACACAAAAATATGTTATTAAGCAAGGTGTAAACAAAGGAAAAGTTTTATGACAGAGATGGTAATAGCTTTGTTGATGATAGTCAATGGTGAAATTAAAGAACATAGAATACAAGAAGGCATGTCACAATGTTTAAAAGGTAAACGTGTGGCAATGCGAGAATCTAAATCACACATAGAATATCAATGCATCAAGAGTATGGCAGAGACAGAAATATATTTAGGTGAAAAATCAATAGTAAAACTTATATTAAAATGAAATGGTTAATACCATTATTGTTACTAACAACTAGTGTATTAGCAGAAAACGATACAGCTACATCTACAAACATATTACCAAACGCAGGCACAACATCATCTAGTATGGATAACTTTAATTTAGATGGTGTAAACTCAGGTACAGGTAATCTATCAAATAATTCTACACATAACGGTTTTACAATTACTTGTGGCACAGTGGTCGAAGGTAACTGTGGTAAAGCATTTAATGGAGAGCTAGAGTCAAGTTATGACATGAAAGTTGGTGCAAGTGGATCATTAATTAATATTGATGGAGTTGAGGCTGGTACAACATATACTTCAACACAAAACAAATTAGATGGCGGTATACATTTAAATAGTTATTTTAGTGTACAAAACTGTGAAGATGGCAACAGTTCTTTTAGTTGTGGCCAATCAAGTGGTGCTGATGATAGTTATAATCTACATGTAAAAATTAAAGATGCACAAGGTAATACACTTGCAGAGATGACAACTACAAGACTCAATGATGCAGGTTACAATTCTAACAGTGCAAAATTTAATGATAACTTAGTTTGGAATGGTACAGGTGCAGCATCATACGAGTGGTATTGGCAAGGGTTTGATGGGCAACAAAGCACATCAGCTTTACGAGGACCTAACTTATTAGGTGCAGAACTACTACTAGATTTTCCAATAGACGATCACGAACCATTAACACTAGAAGAGAGAACAGTTATTAATGAAGCATTAAATACAACAGAACTTACAGAAAATGAGATCTATGATATTATATCTGGATTAGAATCTATGATTGAAGAAGAGTTTTTTGCATCAGGTCAATTAGAAGAAGGATCAAGACTAGAACTTAGCATAGAAGAAACAGGTTTAACGTTTGAGATAGCGTCTAAAGAAACTGGTGCAATTGTTATGGAAGCACCAATAGCACAAGAGATGTTTGCTCCTGTTATGGAAGCAATGCCTATTGAAACATTAAAAGAAGAAATGGTTGCAATGGTACAAGAAGAAATGCCTTTTATGGAAATAATGGAAGAATTAGCACCACCGGCTGCTATGGAAGAACCGGAAGAGATGAAAGAAGAAGAACCTAAAGCTATGTCTGCTGGACCTATGATTGAAGAAGAAACTACCAAAGAAGAAGCACCAGGGCCCACGGAACAAGGACCACGGATTGAAATGGCCTCATCACCTAAAGAAAAATCACAGACTAGCAAAGAAAAACCAAGTGTGGTAGAAGAAAAAAATGAAAGCAAAGAAAACAAAGAGCCCGAAGAAGAAAAACCTACTAGCAAAGCTACTACAACATCCGTTGTTTCAAAAGAAAATAATACCAAACAAAAAAAGATACAATCGAAAGAAGTTGTCAAACCTAAATTAGAAAAAGTTATGGCTAAAGTAGATGAAAAAATTAAAAACCCATTAAAAAATTTACAACTTAAAAATTTATTAAAAATGGATGCAATGGTAAATAATCAACTATCATTAGACTCATACAATGTAGCTTTTTATGAACCAAAAAACATATATTTAGAACAATTAAACCTTGTAGATAACAGGTTAATTTATGCAGATAAGAGTCTTGCAAGTTATATTCAAAATGATAAGATAGAGATTAAATCTAGAAAAATTATGGAAATTAAATCTAGAAAACAACAAATTTTAATAGAATTAGAGGTACTTAAAAATGGATAAACCAAGAAGAACTGTGTTATTAAATAAATACACAAAGGAAAAAAAAAATAAAAAAGCTGGAAGTATCAAAAGCAAGGTTAAATTAAAAAAAACAACACCACCGCCTCCTAAAAAAACAACGGGAAAACCAATGCCAGAACCAATTAGTCCAACTAAAAGAAAAATGTTAGATAAACAAAAACAAGATCAAATGGTAAAACAAAGTTTAACACAAGATTATGCTTATACTGGTATACCTGGTGCAATAGAAAAACCTGCAGGTGTTACAATACCTGCTTCTAAAAAACTTAAACTAGCACTAAGAGGTGGTGGTAGAGCATACGGAAAAAATTCCTAATGAAAAATATTAAAGATCAACTTGCAGGAATTGCAGCATTGATTGCAGCAGTCGTTGCAATAGGTGGTGGGTTTGCAACTTATGGTAAACTTACAGAAAAAATTAATGTATTAGAGAATAGATCTACAACTGATTACTCTGCACAAATAGCAGTTATGGAAGAAAAAATAACTGCACTAGAAGCTGGTAACAATGGTGATGTAGATACTGCATTAGGAGTATTAGATAAAAGAAGTGCAATCAACGAAAAACAAATTCAATTATTACAGGTACAAATAGAAGAAATTAAAGAATCTTCTTCTAATCCACTAGCAAACTAATGGCTATAAAACATAGAATAAAATTTAACACAGAAGTTGTTAATGGTTTATGTCCAGAATGTAATGAAAATACTGTTCTAGTATCAGTTGTACCAGAATTTTATAGATGTTCTTTGTGTGGTGAAGATCTTAAACAGCACATAAACGGTAAAATTAGTTACATACCTATTATTGCATTATCAGAAAAAGAAAAACACGAATTATCAATAAAAAATGGCTCGACAAAGCTTTAAATATTTTACACCCAGAGATAAACCTAAAAAAAGGGGCCCTCGACAGCATAAAAAATCATTAAATAAGGCAGAAAAACGTCAAAAAAACACAAAAAGATACAAAGGCCAGGGTTGACAATAATCATATAATATCCTATATATAGGATATAGAAAGGATTACATGAAAACATTAACACTTACAAGTAAAGACATCACACAAAAACAATGGTCTAATTTAATTTTAGAATTAAACCTAATTAAAAAAGCATGGTCATCATATGCAACAATAGAGTTGCAAGGTGCAGGTGTAAGAAAGATCATAGCCCATGGAACACGGAACTTTGACTCAAAAGTTATGGATGATGAGTAATGGAACTAATAATTTTAGAAAACGGACTTTATCAATTAATTCCTGTCACAAAGCAGATGATGGAACATATATCTTTATTGGCACCAGTAGACTGCATGGGGATATGCGAGATACTCCGAGAAAAACTAAGCGGGTACGCAGACACACTAAACCTACACATCATGAATGATGGTAGCGGTAATTTTGTTGGTTGTATTTGTAGATAGACCTATCCAAAGAGAGAGTGATGGATAGGTTTAATTGTGGTGAGAAGATTGACCCATATCACAATTTAGACACATTGTCAAATGCTTTGATTTTCTTTGCAATCGAAGACAGTATAAGCTCGATATTGGTCCACAAAGTCTGGACTAAATTCTTTTAATAATTCAGTAGAAAATTCATAACCGTATATTGCACACTCATGATAAGTTTTAAATTCTATAACAGGTGTTGGCATAGACTTACAATCGTTGCCCGGAACACCAGAACAAATAAACATTATTAAAATAAATTTTGCCATTGACTTTTAATATTAATCTCCTATATTATCATCATAATTAAATGAAAGGAATTATGACGGATATAACTAAATACAGAAATGTATCATTAACACATGACACATACAAGAAATTGATTGAGCTATCAAAGGTCTTATTGCCCGATGCAAAATTATCAATTAGTAAAACCATTGAATCAATCGCAAATGAAAAAGTGAAAAAATTAAATGGAAAAATTAAAAAAAGCTAGAGTTAAGATACATGTTTGTCCTACCTGTAAAGGTAACGGATATGTTAAGGTTGCAAGTTTAGATAAAGATGAGTCAACAGTTCACCAATGTTGGGACTGTGATTCGGAAGGGGAATTTTATGAGATCGATGATATGGGTTTTATTGATGATGGTACTTCTGACAGCTTGCACTAGGGACTTGGATTTTAATCCATATACTACTGTGTTAAAAAAGATGATTAAAGGTAGTAATGACTAATCCTGTTTTTAAATTAGATATACCTTACATGGCAGGTTTGTTTGATGGTGAGGGTAGCGTTTACGTTAAACAAATAATTGAAAAAAGAAAAGGTCGTAATCCTTGTAAAGTTTGGAAGATAAGAATGGAGATGTCTATGACTGATTTAAATGTTATGGAACTCTTTCACGAAACCTTAGGGGTTGGTACATTACGAGAGCGTAAATTTTTAGGTGAGTACGCTAAGAATTGGAAACAACAGTATAGATGGACTTGTTCGCACAGACAAGCCTTATATGTGTGTAAACTATTTTGGCCATACTCTATTGTAAAATTAGAAAAAATAGAAAAAATAATAGATCATTACGAGCCAGACATACAGAGTCTTGACGATAGTGTAATTGATCTAGCACTAGAAAGGGAGAAAAGAAATGTTTGATAAATATATATATAATACTTTACACTTTTTAATGAAATGGTCAGGACAAATTAATTCTTGGGCATGGCGTAAACATGCTAAGATATTGAGAACTAAGCAGCGTAAAGATATAGAAGACTTAATTAGGAACCAAGAAAACAGTGCATATTTAGAGGAATTAAAAAAGAAGTTATGAGTAAACAAGAAAAATGGGATGGAAAATCTAGACCAACGAATGATATTTACCGTAAAAGATATAATGAAATATTTAAAAAAGAAGACGATGAGTTGAAAGAAAGTTACGAACAATCAAAGCGTAACAGAGCGGAGCGTATGAATGACGATGAGTGATAAGGACATACAAGAATATCATAACATTGGTCGAAGCATCAAGAGGAGTGAAAAATACAATTATATCAGTGGCAAACAGATCACGGACCACGAATCAGGGACCAGGGTTTACGAGATAAATAATTATAGACTTCCTTCTGTTACTACGATATTAGGCGCTACAAAAAATCAAGAATTTATAAAACAATGGAAGGCCAAAGTCGGTGAAGCAGAAGCAGATAGAATCAAAAACCATAGTAGTAGTCGGGGGACATCTATGCACAAATTCCTGGAACACTATATACTCGGAACTGGCTACGATGATCTTACAAGCATCGGACAAGAGGCGAGTCCCATGGCCAAAAAAATTATTGAGATCGGTCTTGCACCTGTGGAAGAATGGTATGGGTCGGAAGTTACGTTACACTATCCGGGTCTGTACGCAGGCTCTACAGACCTTGTATGCCTTCACAACGGCATGGAAACTATTGTTGACTTCAAACAGAGTAACCGTCCGAAGAGGGAAGAATGGATTGAAGACTATTACATGCAGATTGCAGCATACGCCATGGCCCACGACTATGTCTACGGCAGTAAGATACAACAAGGAGTTATCATGGTATGCACGCCTGACCTATATTATCAAGAGTTCAAAGCAGAAGGACTACAATTAAGGCAATGGAAACATAGGTTTTTGAAAAGATTGGACATGTATCATGACCTAAAAAACGACGAGAAAGAAAAAGCAAACGTAAAAATGAAAGAGGAGGATTTTAATGACAAAAACAGGTAAATTCATTTTTAAAATAAAGTCTTTAATATTAGCATGTAGAGAAAAAGGCAGATTTTTATTAGCTATAAAACTAAAAAATAAATTAAAGGGGAAAAAATGATAGATGATGTGGTGTTATTATATGGTAAAACCAAATTACCCGCAGATGATTGCAAAGTAATATTTAAAGATAAATTTAAAAAAGAACATGAAATTGAGATATCCAGACTCATTCAAGTGTTTAATAATAATATCTGGGAAAACAAAAAGAGTGTAAAATGACAGTAGATGGATACTATTTTGACGGCAAGACGTCATGGATTATGTATAAAAAGAAAGATGGCAGTATTGTGATGAGGAGGTGGAAATGAACGAACACTTGTTTAGAACGCTTCTAAAGAGATATGAAGCAACGATTGAGGATGCACGTTATAAGATACAATCTTTTAATGAAAACAATATAATTATACCGGAACATATAGATATTACGGGCGAAGTTGATAAATTGTTACAAATTATTGCAGAATCTGAGGACAAAGTGGCAATAATGAGAAAATATTATGGCAAAAAAGAGGCAGCCAAACAGGTATTGTGACAATGTATATGTATGGTAAAAAAAATAAAAATAAAAAAAAAAACTACTCTAGAAAAAGTGTCTAATCTGTCACTTCGATTAAAAGTGTTGGTATATATAGCTAATGTCTGCCAAATTGTGGTTTTAAAAAGTGTCATGTGACAGATTATAATGTCACCTTACCTTAAATTACAGATTGCCTATGCGCGCGCGATACTAAATTCTGGTAAAACTGATTTTTTTTAGATACATATACAAATATGAAAATAAGAAAGAAAACAAAACACTTTAGAAAAAAAGCAAAACCAATACCTGTAGAGACACATGACTTGCCTAACAACGTTAGAGTTGGTTACAAAGATATTAAAATTAGGTATGTTAGACCTAACTATAAAAAATGGGAATTGACTGATTGTTTTGGTGAGTACGACTATCGACAGAATGTTATACAAGTACAACATGATTTATGTGGTCAAGAAATGGCTAACACAATATTTCATGAGATTATGCACGCAGCTGTCCAGGTTGCAGGTCTTAATCAAGAAAAGTCAGCATTAGAAAAACCAGAGCATGAAGAAGCTGTGGTCAATCAATTAACTAATATTATGATGGGTGTGTTTAGAGATAATGATTGGATGATTGATATGCTTAAAACTCAACTAGAAGATTCTGAGGATGCAGATTGATCAGTTTCATCAACCTCTTCTGGTAATGCTTCAACGACCTTTGCATTTAAAATCGGAGCGTAGTCTTCTAGTATTTTTTTCATTTTTAATTCTAACTCTTCCTCTGACATTTCCTCTAATTTACCTGTTTTTATTATTTTACGGTCTATATATAATCCTGCTGCCATACCTCGGTTTTTCTCAGCGTTTGTTGCAGCGGAGAAAGCGCCTTTTTTCAAAGCGGCCTCTCTGATCTTACCAAGTTCTGCTACGTGTTTGTCATAAGATACTTCATATCGTTTAAGATTTTCTTCTCGTAATGCTCCAATGTATTGTACAACAAGTGGTGACAGTGTAGGATTTTGTAATTCTGATGCTTCAACTCTAGCACGTTTCTCACTGTAGCCAGCAGCTATAGCAGCGTCTGCACCAGTAGTACGACCTTCATTAAATACTAAATATTCTGCAAATCTTTTTTGCATTTCTGTTAATCTTTTTGGAACACCCATATTGACATTTTAAGGTAACATTGTTATATTGTCAACATATGAAAGACAAACGAACATACACACATCACAAAGAACATGGCGAAGATATTAGTCATGAAAATGAAGTTGTTATAGATTTTGTAGAGGCAAAAACAGACGACACTGTAAATAAATTGCGTAATAATATACGTGATTTATTAGCTATGAACACACAATACAAAACAGAACTTGCAGATCAAATAGTTAAAATAAATAAATTAGAGCAAGAAGTAAAAGATTTAAAACAAGAAAGATCAGATTATTATAATGTTAGTTAGAGACTTACAGCAGATACTTGGACAGTTTACTGACAAGTTTAACAAAGGCATGGGTAAAGTTGAGGGCAAAGGTAATGCTATTATGTATGCTAAAGTTTATGTTGATACGGGTAATAACAGACTATCTGAAATACAAAAAATTGAAGCACATGAAAATACTTTAATAGGAGCAACAGAAGGTATACGAGTTGTATTAAAACTGGCACCTCAAAACAAAGCTAAAATAATTTTATAGAAAGGAGAATGTATGTTTGAACTGACAGAAGAACAAAGAAAAGAATTGCTATCTTACATGTGGAATAGACCATATGGTGAAGTTGCTAAACTTATTGGAATGCTAGCGTCATTAAAAGATAGTAAAAAGAATGACACTGTTACCCCTAAAAAATAAGTGGGACCAGAGGCTAAATTCTATAAAAAATTGGTTAAAGAGTGGAGTGAGTTTTCGTTTACTAGGCTTGAAAACATTAGCTTACTTGGTACTCCTGACTTGCTGGTCTGTAATAATAACGGGCACTTTTTTACAATAGAGTTAAAAGTAACCAAGGGTAAGAAAGTGCGGTTTAGTCCACACCAATTATCGTTCCATATTAGACATCCTAAGAATACTTTTATCTTAATCCAGGCCCTTGGTCCGAGGTCCTCTAATCGTTTTCAAATGTTCCGTGGTTCAAGGATCTTGGAGCTTGACGCTTCGGGCTTGGCGCTTGAAGCTTGCAGTGAAGGGCTTGATGCTTGTCGCTTGACGTTATCGAAGCTTGGCGCTTGAGGCTTGACGCTTGAAGCTTGTTGCTTGAGGCCCGGACCAGGTGCACGCTGTACCCCACCGTCGTGGGTTCTCCAGCTAATGACCTGATCCAGTATTCCACGCGGGAATTTTATTAGGGGGCGTATAGATTGCGGTCTTACCCGTTCACCCTTCAGGCCCCCCTTCTTAATGTTTACCATAAGAAACTGTTTTAATTGTGGCGTCCCAGCATTGTCTGCAGTCTCGACACTCATTGTTTTGTTTTGGGGCCGGACAGCTGGCGTTGCTGTTAACAACCTCCGAACTGTTAGGCCACGAAGCAGGCGCCCGCTGGTCTATCATGGGCGCGCTAAATCGTATGACTAAATTGTTTGGCGCTAAGTGAAGATGGTCCTTTATCCACGCTTCACGCGTCGGTAACCAGTGCCGCTTAGCTGGTGTGGCCTTACACACTTGAAAAATTTTCATTAAGTGGGTGAAGTCTTGCACATCGCCTGAGTCGTGCCATCTGAACACATCAGGTTTTTTTGAATTAATTAATGTTGACATTGCCAGCACCCAGTCAGGATGACTGATAGCTCGCAGCCTTCTATATTGCGCCTTTTGCACAACCTTAAAAACATAACAGCCCTTAAGAGCGTAACAATCATAACAGACTGAGCCCTTCACCTGCTGGAGCTTGCCGCCAGTCTTACATTCTTTGGCTGGTATACCGATTGACCATCCAGGCATCTTTGACGGTTTACTTAAGCCACCGACCAGCTTCCACGCTTCACTTGTTTTCATTTTTAACTCTTTTTTTATGTTTATTAATTTCTTTGTTAAGTTCTTTTAAAAATAAACTTCTTCTTTCAGGAAGAATTTTTTTAAGTTCTTTTTCAAATAATTTATTTAGTATTGTTTTCATAAATCTTTCTCCTTTATTTTATAGGATGTTATATCACTATAATGTTGTCTTGTCAAGCTTGCGGCTTGGCGCTTGCAGCTTGCCGCTTCTTTTTTATATCCATTTTCTCTGAGCCAGTGCCAGTGGTGTATGTACACCGCTGGACTGGTAATCTTTCTACTCATCTTTTTTTTCTTCCATATATTTTCTAGATCTCTCCTGATCTTCTTTAACTAACCTAAGCACCTCTTCCAGCGCATCCGCTATTCTTTTCAATTGTGTTGTATCCATAATATATCCTTTCTAAATCCATCCTACATGATCCCTGAACCATTGTCAAGCATTGCTTGCTGCTTGAAGCTTGCCGCTTCATGCTTTCTTCTTTAGAATAATTTTTAGAATCATTCTAAAGTGGACCAGTCTCTTCACACTAGTGGATCCATGGACCACAGCACTAATAGACTGATCCCAGATCCAATTGCGCCCCGTCACTGATTGACGATGTGTGGTTGCACACAATTGGATCAGGGATCAGTAGCAAGTTGTCAGTGTATCCTTGCTAATGATCAATGCTAATTTGAGTTTTTTAATTCCGTATATTAGCAAAAGGGAACCTCTCCTATATAATACTTGACAGATTAATTGTCAAGTGCTAAAACAAATTAAATTAATTAACCAAGAAAGAGGAAACATGACTAAAGTTAGAATGAATACAGAGTTGCGAAACAAACTCTTTAATAAAATGAAAAATGTTTTTGAGAATGAGGACACGCAAGAACGAGAGGCATTTCTTCAAGCAAGAGAAACAGTTAATGATGAATATGTAATTGCTCAACAGTTTGCAAAAGAAGTTGTTGAGAGAGCATATCCAC